CTAAAACGTTTATCATACCCTTCATTAGAGTTATCAGGTATAGTAATTTCCAAAAGGCTATATATTGATATCATATATAATAAATATATAAGCTTCCCACCAATAGCCCTGCTTTTATCATAAACGACAAGAACTCTACTGATATTATAAGTTTAGGGCTAATGTGAGATAGTAGTTTATTAATAAATCCCATAGTCGAGCGTAATGCCCTATCAATCCATGATGTGTAACCTACGTAAAAAAACCATCTGTTTAACACAAGGATATTTAAGAATCCATCAAATAATACCCAGTATGTAAAAGCATTTATAAGTGCTAATTGCCATCCAAATAGATAACCTATTAAAACAAAGAAAACACCTTGGTTTGCTCCTTTCCACAAATGCCACAATTTACTGTATTCTTTGTGTTTAGCTACAATATTGTAATCTCTTTCTAAGAATTGGTATTTTTGAAACTGTACCCATGTTGTTAAATAAGCAAATGTAAAAACGAGCGATATTAATAGAATTACTGTCATCATAATTACATTTTTTTATGTGTGTCGAAAAATACTTTTGTAAATACTGGTTTAATTTCCCTTATTGTTGTATGTTGTAATTTACCGTTCTTATCTTTTATAAGATACCCTTTTCCTCCAAAATCTACCTTTATCCAATCTACTCTTCCATTTGCATCTCCTTGACCTTTTACTCCACTTGAGGTTTCTGTAATGATACCTTCACCATACACTTTATGGATAAACTTAGCACCTACTCTATAATCTGTTCTTGGTATATATGGAACTGTATCTTCTTTTGGAGGTTCTTTTAACTGTAACTCTTTTTCTTTACCATGTACTTGCTCAATGTCTATTTTAAAAGAAGGCTTTGGAGTAACCACAAATGGTCGGTCTGCTTCAGCACTAGTTTTTCTTTCAAGGTGATTTTTAGCGTCAGATATTATAACATCATCAGTTTCATCTTCAATTCTAGTTACCAACAAAGTGATTAATACATTATCTCTTATAATTAAATAATATAAATACCCACTACCATCAACTAACTGTCCGTTTTTATCCGTAGTTTTAAAATGTGATCTAACATTATATTCTTTACCACTATTAGTTAATACTGGTTTGAATACTTTTAGTAAAACATTATTTTTAAAAGACGATGCTATATCTTTTCCTTCTATTGCTTTTAATCTTGAATTTAATTCATTTTGTAATATTGCAATTAATTTGATTTTAGTTTCTTCTTTATCATATCCAGTATACGCTTCATCAGGAAGAGTTATATCAAGTATATGTCCTCTTTCCTCTTTCCTCTTTTCATAATGATCAGAAGAAATAGATTCTTGAATTCCTACTTTTAATTTTTGTAATGTATGATATTGATTAGGAGTAGCATAGTTTTTTTGTTTCTTAATAGATGCTATTAATTTTTGATAATATACTTTATCAAATTTACCACTCGTATTTAATAGATTTTCGTAATAATTAAGGTTAGGAATATGAATGGTTTCATTTAATGGAATCCTTAATTTTATATTATTAATCTTCATATCTCTTATAAATAGAAAAGTCCTTGTTGCCAAGGACCTTCCCAAAAAATTAATTACACAATTAGAAGTTCAATACGCAATAATCCATTGCAATTGTTAAGTCGATGGTAATGTATTGATCATTTGACCAATCATATTCTCCATAATTTGCTGATTTAACATATGCTCCTTTAATTATCCATTCTGAAATAACATCTCCGGGAGGACCTAAAATATTCATAGTAACGTCTTTCTTATAGAAGTCACTGTATCCATTTCTTCCTGTTACTGATTCATGGCTTAGACGTACCCATTCCATTGTTGCTTGCGCACCTGATGGAACAATTGGATCATATAAAGATAATGTCATATCTTGCCATTCTCCCTTACCTTTTAACTTACGGTAAATGTTGATATGATCTAACTTTACATCTGTGAATTGGATTTGAGGGGAAGCGGCCTTTTTAATCAAATATGATGGAATTCCATCAATATAAAATATAAACCTGTTTTGAACTTTAGGTTCAAAAGCGGTAAACATTATTTCGTTCGGATCTAAATTTCCCATGTTGTTGTTTTCTTTATTCTTTTATAAATATCTTATGCTCCAAAAGTTGCTCCAGTTGGTTCAATGTTGAATGTTAATAATATGTATTCTGCTGCTTTAGCTGGTTGTATTTGAATAGCACCTACAAGCATGTTTCTGTCAATAACATCTGGAGTGTTGTTTGTTTCATCCATAATTACTGTGGCTGAATACAATCCTTGACGTTGTTGTACTGATTCAAGATAAGGTGTGATTTGATTTACAAACTTAGCTCTTGTAGCTGCTGTGTTTTGTTCAAATAAGAAAGTGTTTGCTATTTGACCAATATATCTCTTCAACGTAATCATTAATCTTCTTACGTTAATTCTATCAAGTGCACTTGCATTTAATTGCAATGTCTTTTGTCCGTAAATTACAACTCCTGATCCAGGTAATGTTGCAATTGGATTAATTCTTGAATTGTATAAAGTGTCTCTTTGAGTTTTACTTAATCTTGATTCGGTTGCAAGAACTGTAGATAAACTACCTCTATTCATACCTGCTGGTGCAAACCATGATGCAGCTACTTTATCGTTATAAGCAAACACACCTGGTATAACTGTTGAAGGAGGAACCCTTCTTATTTTACCAGTTTCATTTGATTTAACAGTTACCCAAGGGTAATATGTTGCTGCATAATTTGAATCAATTCCAGCTACAATATTAACTGCAGTGGTTGTATTTGATCCAGTTGCTGTCAAATCAATAACTGCAATTGTATCTCCTCTTTCTTTTGCTAAGTTAATTAATGAACTAACTTGTGATGGTGCATTTTGTAATGTTAATCCAGGAATGAATACTGCATCAAAAATATACCAATCTTTATTTTTCAATAAGTTAATGGCTATGTTATAAGAAGTATTTCTTAATCCTTGGATGTTTAATAAATCTGTTACTGCATCAGTTGTTGGAATGTTTTCAAATAAGTTTAAAGGTGCAATACCAAGTGCTCCAAATAATGGACCTGTTGCTCCACCAAATGATCCTTGTAATGAACCTGAACCTATTTTAGGCATTGAGTTTTTATCTGATACTGATGCTGTGTTGTAGTTAGGAGCCAATGTTGTAGATTTTACTCTTACATATCTACTGTTGTTTGGATATGAACCAAGTATTTGAATTTGATAATCACCATTTTCATCTACTACTGGTTGAGTGGTTTGATTACCAATCACATATTCAATAAATGTGGTTTCATTTGGATCTAATGATAAGTTATTCCATGTTTCTAACACAGACTTATTATTTTCATTATCACCACCTGATCTAATAGCTAAACTAAATAAACCAGAACTTGATGGATTGGTTGCTGTAATTTCCCATCTAAGATTATTAACTGATCCGCTTGGTAATATTGATCCAGTAACTTGACCTGCTCCAGGATCGTTATTTAATAACGTACCTTGAGAAAGAGTTTCAAGAACAAATGAATTTATGCTACCTGTAAATGCTGGAATAGATGCAGTTGCTGGAGTGTAACTCCCTGATGCAACTCTGGTTACTAATAATGTATCTCCTCCTTGGTTAAAATATGTATAAGCAGCTAAAGAAGTAAAATACTCTTCTGTTGCGCTACCTGTACTAAATATTGTTCCAAATTTAGATTTGAAATCACTATAAGAAGTTACTAAAGTTGGTCTTTCAACAGGACCAATAGCTGTGGGGCCAATAAGTGCGGCTCCGACAGTAAATGGTTGTTGTTGTATTTGAGCTCCATCGTTTTCAAATAAGTAAGTACTTGGTGAAAGAATTGTTTCTGCCATATATCAAAGGATATGAAATTAAAATATCAATAATAAATATCGTATCTTTCGGCGGAAAAACTTATAGAGATAATATTTATCACTCTGATTTCATGATATCTCCTGTTTCGAAGTTAATTCTAACGTTTCCGTATTTTTCAAATAAAACTTTAGAATACACATCTTGATTTGCTTTTAATAGAACTAACTTCTTTTGTTGTTCTTCTTTTCGCATATTTAACACTTGCATTTCAAATTCTATCTCTCCAAATGAAATAATCAATTGATCTGTTGTTTGTCTAAAATCTTTAATTTTTGCGATTTCTTCAGGCTGTAACTTGTTTTCCATAAACTTTTTTGTTAATAAATATTAAGGGCATGAATTAGAAATCCACGTTTTAGTTGTTGATCCAAAGGTATCTGATACAGTTCCCCACGTAAATGTGTTAGTACATGGTGCATTAGTTGGGGTGGGGGTGGGAGTAGGAGTATTAGTTGGTGTTACTGTCTTTGTAGGAGTATTAGTTGGTGTATTAGTTGGTGTTACTGTTGTTGTAGGAGTATTAGTAGGAGTTTGAGTAGGAGTATTAGTTGGTGTTACTGTTGTTGTTGGAGTATTAGTAGGAGTATTTGTAGGAGTATTTGTAGGAGTTACTGTCTTTGTAGGAGTATTAGTAGGAGTATTAGTTGGTGTTACTGTTGTTGTTGGAGTATTAGTTGGAGTATTAGTAGGTGTTACTGTTGTTGTTGGAGTATTAGTTGGTGTTTGAGTAGGAGTATTAGTTGGTGTTACTGTTGTTGTTGGAGTATTAGTAGGAGTATTTGTAGGAGTATTTGTAGGAGTTACTGTCTTTGTAGGAGTTTGTGTTGGAGTATTAGTTGGAGTATTAGTAGGTGTTACTGTTGTTGTTGGAGTATTAGTTGGGGTATTAGTTGGTGTATTAGTTGGTGTTACTGTTGTTGTTGGAGTATTAGTAGGTGTATTAGTCGGAGTATTAGTTGGTGTTACTGTTGTTGTAGGAGTATTAGTTGGAGTATTTGTAGGAGTTACTGTTGTGGTAGGAGTATTAGTAGGAGTTTGAGTAGGAGTATTAGTTGGTGTAACTGTTGTGGTAGGAGTATTTGTAGGAGTATTAGTTGGTGTTTGGGTAGGAGTAGGGGCGCCGGCTGTCGGTGTATTTGTTTGAGTAGGAGTATTAGTTGGAGTATTTGTAGGTGTTACTGTTGTTGTGGGAGTATTAGTTGGAGTATTAGTTGGAGTTTGAGTAGGAGTATTAGTTGGTGTTACTGTTGTTGTAGGAGTATTAGTAGGAGTTTGGGTTGGAGTATTTGTAGGTGTTACTGTTGTTGTAGGAGTATTTGTAGGAGTATTTGTAGGAGTTTGGGTTGGAGTATTAGTTGGTGTTACTGTTGTTGTAGGAGTATTTGTAGGAGTTTGAGTAGGAGTATTAGTAGGAGTAACTGTCTTAGTTGGAGTATTTGTAGGAGTATTTGTAGGAGTTTGAGTAGGTGTTACTGTTGTTGTAGGAGTATTAGTAGGAGTATTTGTAGGAGTATTAGTTGGTGTAACTGTTGTTGTAGGAGTATTAGTTGGAGTATTAGTTGGAGTTTGAGTAGCAGTATTAGTTGGTGTTACTGTTGTTGTAGGTGTATTAGTAGGAGTATTTGTAGGAGTTTGGGTAGGTGTTACTGTTGTTGTAGGAGTATTAGTTGGAGTATTTGTAGGAGTTACTGTTGTTGTAGGAGTTTGAGTAGGGGTAGGAATACCGGCAGTTGGAGTATTTGTTTGCGTGGGAGTATTTGTAGGAGTATTTGTAGGTGTAACTGTTGTTGTAGGAGTATTAGTTGGAGTATTAGTTGGGGTATTAGTTGGAGTATTTGTAGGAGTATTAGTTGGTGTAACTGTCTTAGTAGGGGTATTAGTAGGAGTATTAGTTGGAGTTTGAGTAGCAGTATTAGTTGGTGTTACTGTTGTTGTAGGTGTATTAGTAGGAGTATTTGTAGGAGTTTGAGTTGGTGTATTAGTTGGTGTTACTGTTGATGAGGGAGTGTTAGTTAGGGTATTAGTAGGAGTTTGAGTTGGCGTTTTAGTTGGTGTTACTGTTGATGAAGGAGTATTTGTAGGAGTAATGGTTGGGGTAGCTGTTGCTGAAGGAGTAAATGTTGGAGAAGGAGTAGGTGTAATATTTAATGGAGTATTTGTAGGAGTTGGTGTTAATCTGTATTTGTTGAATGTCATTCCTGTTGACAATTCAGTATTAAATACAAGCTTGGTAATATTATGAAATCTATTAGATAATAACGCTATTTCTTTATTAACACTATCTGGGATAATATACCCATTGATAATAAGTTTAAATTCTGTTTTAATCGTTCTATCTATAGTTTTTCCAACTGTTGCTTTAGTACTAAATTCATCAATTCTAGATTTAAATCTGAACTTCTCTGGATTACCCCAATATGCTCCTGCTGCAAAATTAATTGATTCAATTATTTTATTATTCTGAGCAATATATTCTGTAAATACAATACATGAATAGGTGATAGTGACATAATCAGGTATAATCCCGATCATAAAATCCTCTTCGAGTTTTTGATCTGCTAATACGTAATAATTATTATATGAATTTCTTTTATTATAAGAATTTTTTATTAAAATAACATTATGTACTACGTTTCCATCTAATTTATTACCTACTGTTCTATTTTGTATAATTTCATCCTTTTTAAGAATAATAAGAGGGGCTTGTATACGATCGTTACTATCTTTAAAATATCCATCTTGTTGAGCAGATTTCCATTTTTCAGGAGAAGCATGGAAAATAGGAACTTGTATTACATTATTATTTTGTACTACAGAAGGTTTAATTACTTCTTTTAAATAATGCATTACAGCTCCATCGATATCTTGAATACCGATTTTAATTATTTTACCTGTAGTATCTTTTAATGATATTTCTAAAGCTCTATTAAATTCAGGTTGACCAGGATTAGGAGAAATAGGTTGTGAGACAGGAACAACCAGTCTATTCATAAACTCTCTTCTATTTTCTGGTCTAGGTTTTTCCATTATACTTGTCTACCTAATGTTGTTTCAAATGCTTGAATTAATGAATACATAATTGTATGTTCTCCAGACGTCATATTATCTGCTGCAAATGCAAATGCATAATTTCTATCTGTTGGGGTTCCTACCACTGCACCACCAATTTTTAATGGTGTGGTTGGTGGTTGAGTACCAGCAGCCGGTCCAAGTACTAATCCACCATTATAATATCCTGATCCAGACGCTGCAGTATTGTTTACAACAAATAAACCAGTAGATACACCTATTGCGGCGGTATCAGGAAAGATACCGGTTCTGTAATAAGTAAATCCATCTGTATATCTTATATATATGTGATTTGAACTATCAACTCCAATATCTACACCGCTCCATACTTTATTTGTTCTTGAATAAATTCCAAAAGAATATGCAGATGATGGAATATGATAGGTCTCAGCATATGTATCTACTCCATTACCAGTAATTCCATTTGAATCATGCGTAAATACTCCACTAAATGTTAATCTAAAAGCTAAATCTAAGTCTCTTGGATCTTTTAAATTCCATTTATGAGCAAAAGCTGTACCTCCTACAAATGGATATACTGCTTTCATCTTACTCCAAAGAGTATTTGCTTTTAATACAGTTACTAAATTAGTAATTGCAGTTTGTTGGGTTGAATTAGTAATTGATGCAGCTAGAATAAAAGCTTGAGCATCTGGATCAGTAGTATTTAATGGTAATGGAGCTAAGTATGAACTATAGTTAGTTGTAGGTGCTTCAATATTAAAAATAACTTTTGTAAAATTATGAAATTTATTATATGCAACTGCTATTTCTTTATTAACACTGTCTGGAATGATATATCCGTTTAATACTAAATTAAATGAATATTTAACTGTTCTATCTTCGTTTTCTTTTAATGTAACTTGAGTAATATAAGAATCAATTCTTGTTTTAAATTGGAATTTTTTTGGATCACCCCAGTATGATCCTGCTGCAAAATTAATTGATTCAATTATTAGGTCAGCCTGCTCAATATATTCAGTAAATAATATACAAGAATATGTTAATGTAACATAATCAGGGATTACACTTACTACATAATCTTCTTGTAAAATTTGACCTGTTAATGCATAAAAATTATCATAATTATTTCTTCTACTATAATTATTTTTTATAAATGTTACGTTCTTTGCAGCATTACCATCTAATTTATTACCTAATGTTCTGTTTGGTTGTAATGAATCACGGTTAAATAATAAAACAGGAGTTTGTATTTTACCTTTTTGATCTCTATAATATCCGTCTTGTTGAACTCCTTTCCATTGCTCTGGATTTCCATATATTATTGGTACTTGTATTTTATTATTGTTTTGAAGTACACTTGGATTAATGATGTTTTTAAAATAGAATAATATGGCTTCATCGATATCTTCAATACCTATATTATATACTTTATTAATATCATCTTGTAATGATATTTCTAAAGCTCTATTAAATTCAGGCTCACCTGGTTTGAATGGTTCAGAAAAAACACTATTAGACACACCAGTATTTGGAGTAATAAGTTTACTAAGAAACTCTCTTTGTGTTTGAGGTCTTGGTTTTGTTACCATGTTATCTTACTTGGGTAATACCAACTTTATCTCCACGAGTGTAATGAGTTTCTATTATTGTTGAATAATTATCACCAAAGTTTTCTAATCCAGTACTATAAGCATAGTCATGATCTTTACCAAGAATTAATTGGTTTGGATTTACATTATCTACTTCATAATACAATTCATTATACATTACTATATCTCCTGCTTCACAATGTACATTAGCTAGTAATAAATCATCATTCAAGAATCTAAATTTAACTGTTCTTACTACATCAATACCAAATTCGTCTACAGGTGCTTCAAAATCACCTCTATCAATTAAACAATTTAAAAGAACAGGTCCTAAAAAAACCTTATTTGGTCCTTCAGAATATATGTTTGCTTTTGTATCTTCAAGAATAGGTTTATAGTACCCCACTTGCTGTGAGATTACATCGTTTATTAATTCTCTGCTAAATATCTTAAAGGTATCTATGTCAGTTGTTTTTCCAAATAGTGCCATACTTTTATCCTATAAAAATCATTTGTGGTATTTCATTCAACGTTCCTTTAGCAGCTACAGTTTCAGCTTGCTTTCTTTCTAATTGACTCTTTCTTGTCATTTCATCAAGATCACCTCTCAATTTTTCAATTAGATTTGCTTTTTCGGTTCTAGCATCTGCTAATAAATCTTGTTGGTTAAGAGTTGCTTCAGCTCCTGGAATAGGAACTGTTGTGTACTTACCTCTAACATATCCAAGCATTTCTTTTGCTAATGCAGCTGAGTATTCATATATCCAATACCTACCTGGAGCGTTAATTTGAGAATATACTGGGTTATTATAAGGTACATTACCCATATTAGTAACTAAATTAGCTGATCCTGAATATGGTCCTTTTGATGGGCTATTCATTTCAGATTGCTTACTATATTCAAACCATAATGTACCAGTCCATGCTGGATTACTTGTTGATATTGGAATAGGGAATATTTTTAAAACGTTATTTACTACTTCGAATGAATAATGAGAACGTCTTACTGTATCGCTCATTTCAATTTCTTGAATTCTTTGTATATCCCAAAATACTGGGAATAACATAGTCGATACAACGCTTGATTGAGCACCCCAACCAAATGATTCTAACATTCCTTGTCTATCAAATCCAGTACCTGTAAATGGATCAAAGAAACGACCCACTGCTGGTGCTGGTTCATAAAATATTCTAGTTAATACAATACTATCACCAGGAGTTAAAGATGCAGAGGCTGAAGCCCATGCTTTCATATCGTATGATTGTTGCCCTGAAATTACAGGTAAAGCTCCTTTGTAAATATTAGTATACCCACCTACTCCTATTGCTTCACCGTAGTTAGTTGAGATATTAATAATACTATTCAATCCTGAATTGATTACTGTAGTATTTAATGCTGATCCAGTAGGTGATCCTTCAAGTGATAAATAATTATCTCTTATTTTAAATAAGTATAATTCATTACCATATGTAGTCACAGCTTCTTCAAAGCATGTGTAAAAATTCTGATCTTGCAATTCGACATCCATCATAGGATATCCTAATTTTCTAGCACAAAAGTTAGCTACCTTCGGACCATCAATTTGATACGTAGTATCTAAATCATAAAATGCAAAAGGTGTGCTTCCTGAGATAGCACCTGGTGATCCATTATAATATACTTTGTTTGCCATGCGGATGTTATTTTATATAAATATCAATGGAGATTCATTATCGAACAAAATAAAAAAAGCCGATATTGCTATCGGCTCTTTTATTATCAATATAATTCTAATGATTATACTTGATCAAGATCAGCAACCCATAGTTTTGCGAAAAACTCGGGCCTTACCATCTTCTTAGCGTATCTTGTCATAATACCCTTTTTAGGAGTAAATGTGTTAGGATCGTATACTAAAGGTGTCATGATCAAAGGAACATAAGGAGCGTATACCGCACCGCATTCCAAGAATTGACTACCACGTAGACCTATCAAGATCAAGTTTTCTAAGAAATAAGGGTTTTTGTAAACCTTGTATCTGTTATTAAATTGACCCACTTTTTGTACACCGAACGCAAACTTCATTGTGTCTGCTGCTCCGTCGCTATCACTAGCAAATCCAGGAATGGATTCGATAATTGTTGCAACTGAAGGAGAAACAACCATAAAGTTAGCACCACCACGCAATGTTCTTTGGTGAATAATGTTGCTTAATTTTTGCAACTTAGTTCCCATTGTTTGGAACCAACCACCTTGCGTATTATAATAACCACCAGCACCCGCAGCTTTATCTGTGTATGTTGAGTTGGTTAAGTTGTAGAATCTGTTTGCTACTACTGACCATACATCAGTTGATGTAGATGGAACGTTTTGGATAAGCATATCCAATATTTCCAAGTCAATTTCAAGAGCAATATACTCTCCAAGCATACTTGTCAATTCAGCTTCGGCATCAATGTTTTGGAATTTATCCAAGTCTTGTGCCAATTCTGGAGTCCATTCTGCTTTCAACTTACGAGTCTTGGCTGAGATGGCTTCAGATCTCATTTGAATTGCAATCGTAGGGATCACAATTGAGGTTGAGCTCAATGAGTTAGGAACTGAAGTACCTTGTGTAGAGTCACGATCTTCAAAGTCACCACGCTTGTTAAAGTCTGTTTGCTTACTGTAATGTATAGCATAAGATTGTGTAGTAACACCAGGGTTGTTTAAATAGAACTGAATCGTAGATCCAGATACCACTGTAAATTCCTGTAAGTTCATAGCTGCAGTTACAGATGAACCAGTGATAATAAATGAACGAACAGCTGTTAAATCAGCATCAACTAATGTTGATGAGTTAACAATGATGTACTTAATTGAACCCACTGAACTAGAATATAATGCGTTAAAGTTAACATCTGCAATTGATGAAGAGTTAAAGTTAAGACCAAGTGTTGATGAGCCAGTGGCTACAACGAATTGGTTGCTAGAATATCCATATCTACCTGCACCATACAAACCACCAGCTGCTTGGTTACCAAAGTTAGCTGATGTGAAACCAAATAATGAACCTGTTTTGCTGAATGGAGTTTTATCATTACCATATTGGAAATCCAAATAGAATACCAAACCAGCTGGCATATTCATAGGTTGCACGGAAACGAAATCTTTTGAAGAAATCATTCCGAATACTTTACGTACCAATGGAAGAGCAACGCCTGCCCATTGTTCACCAACACCTACTGTAAATGTTGCACCAGTCGTTACACCACCACCAGTTGTTACAGCTTCTGTAACAAGTTGTTTAGCTTGACTTTCTAACATTACCGCAGTATTAGTTTTTTCGTAGCCTTCTAACCCTGTTAAAAGACCACTTCTGTCCCACTTAGCAGCTAATCTCTGTGCCACCTTTTTGTGTTTGGTGAAATCAGCAGATTCGTTGATAAGTTCGCTTAATAAATTACTCATACTTTGTTTTTTGTTTTAAATTTTTTTTAATTACTTACGTTTTACTATTCCAGCCAATTCTTGTAATCTAGTTACAACCTCATCTTGTTGTTCAACGATCAGACCGGCTGGAGCCTTTGTTCCTGATGGTTTAGAAGCGAATCCTAATGATTCCTTAAGAGGTTTTTTCTTTCCAACTGTAGCCTTAAAGGAGGTATTAGATAATGTCTCATACACTCTCTTAACATCTTTAATCGATGTTAAATTGTCGAATGCTGTAAGAATTTTAGCTTTTTGACCTTCGTTCAATGTTTTAGTTTTGAAAAGTTTGTTTGCATAAAGAAGTTTAGCATTGATCAAATTCATGTTATTCATTTCTTTTTTCAAGAAATTAATAGTTTTGATTGCTTCAGCAAGGTGTTGTCCACTACCTGCTTTAGGTCCAGCGTAATCTGTTGAAGCAGATACTTTCTTCATTCCTGTTCCTAATTTTCCTTTTTCTTTCAATAAATGTTCACCACTACCAGCTTTGGTAGCAGCGTAATCTTTTGAAGGAGAGGTTTTCTTCATACCTGTTCCTAATTTTGTTTCAGCTTTAGGAGATGCTTTTGGTATTCTTGAAGTAACATTAGTTCCTTTTACTTTGGGATTATCTTTTGCTGCTTCTTTACCTTTACCAGGGAACAACCCTTGTTTTCTTTCTGCCATAGGTTCGTCTTCAGTTTCATCTAATGAAGCTAATACTTCATCTAAAGATAATTCTTCATCGTCTTGGCCAGGTTGAACATCACCTGTTCCAGCGTTAGCTGGTTCTAATGTTGGTTCATCAATACCATCAGCAGATGAATTGCCTTCAGCACCACCTATTCCTAATGACATTAAAGTATCTGCGATGATACCTTTTAATTCACCAACTGTTAATTCTACAACTTCTTGATCGTCTGCTTGTTCGCCTTCGCCCGCTTCAGCTCCAGTCATATCAGGAACTTCTGCAGCTCCTTCTTCACCTTCACCAGCTTCTTCTCCAGCTTCTTCAGCACCTTCTTCACCACCTTCGTCATCTTTAGCTTCAAATTCAAATCCTTCTTCAACTGGAGCTTCTCCTTCTTCAACTGGAGCTTCTTCTAGTGATTCTTCATTTTGAAGTTCAGCTAAGATTTCATCAAGTGATTCTTCTGTTACTTCTTCGTGTATTTCCTTACCTGGTAATGCACCAGTTTCAGGATCAACACCTTGCCCGCTAGCATCAACTTCATCCATTGAATCTTCTTCTTCAGTAAGTTTCTTACGAAGCATTTCTTGGATTCTTGGAGTGATAGTTTCTTCTAGTGCCATTCTCGCGTTGGCAATAGCAGCATCACGGACTTTTTTTGCATCTGCCACAGCTTCTCTGTACAGATCTTTTGTTTCGTTACCCATTTTTTTGTTTAATTTTGATTGCTTATTGTATGAAGCAATATCGACGTTCTAAAAAATAATGCTATAGTAGAATAGCATATATCCATAAATATATGCAATTTCCGGAGAATGTTATTTTGTACTAAATTATTTTACGCAACAGAAACCTTGCGTACAAAGTATGTCAGAAATTATTCTATTAACTTTAGAATACTTGTTTATAATTTTTATTTCTGACGGAGTATATGACTCATTTAAATTGACTGGAGCCATAAATGATCCGTATGTGGAAGGAGTGGAAACAAAGTCCCAACATAATAATTCTAAGTCATCTTCCACCTTAAATGTATTTTCATCTATCGTACTTACCGACCCCATCGCTCTTGATGAAATACCTACTTTGATACCATTAGCAAATAATGTTTTTAATATATTACCAGATGGTGTAGGTAAGATTTCAATGTTAGCTAATAGATCATCAGCTTCCCACCATAATTTAATAATGTTATGAGATGCATTCTTTAAATTAACTACTGAAGACTCTGGATGATCTAATTCACCCAAAGCTCTATTTTCTGCAATTGGACCTTTAATATATTTTTCAACTTCTCTACGAAGTGTATCGCCAGGATAAATTCTTTTATTAGCATTAGGTTTATTTGCAGCTTGTATTTTTCCACTAACAATTAAATTTTTAGTTGGATTACTTACTGCTTCACGCAACTGTTGTTGCGAAAGAGTAAATGGAAGATATTCAATTAGAAGTTGTCTTTCCATAATTATAGTTTTGTAGATTTTACTTGAACTCCAAGTTTCTTTGCTTTTGTTGTAAGCTCCGAAGCAGCTCCTCCGGGATCGCTTGTTATATCAAGTGTTTCTCCTTCGGGTGTTTTCTGAGCAAAAGCTTCATCTACATCAGGTTTGTGTACTACATAATTAAAATCCCAATGATCTTCATCACTATAATCTACTTCTGAAACAGTATATCCGTTTTCGCTTAAACATCTTTTAAGACTATCAAACCTTTCATTATCCATATACTTTCCACCAGGCATTTTAAATACTAATTCATCGTCTGTTTTAGACTTTATATAATTTGAATTAGCTAACCATGGGATATTACATCCCTCCACACCAACTGCATCATTAAATGCTTTAAGAATAGGTACTTGAGATACTACTATTTCAGTTAATACTTTTTTTTTAAAGTAATTAACTAAAGATTCTTTTAAACCTTTGAATTTCTTCATTTTACCACCTGAGCCTGGAGCTTTGAATGTTTTTACTTTAACTGTTGTACCACCACCTACTTCTTTTTTACCTAAAGTGTCTTTTGTATTAGCTTTTTCAAGCTTACCAACAGTTTTCATTATATTACCTTCTCTTTTATCAAGATTTTTTTCACCAGGTTTAAAAGCTACAGCGACATCATATCGTTTTGATTTTTTAGGTGCAAAATTTGCTTTAGAATCTAGATCAGGTTTATTAGTTGGTTTTACACTTGCTAATTTCTTAGAATAATATGTAGAATCTTTTGTTAAATTAGCTAACACCTTATCTACTAATTTCTTATATTTTTCTTGATCCATGAATTTGAATCCCCAATCAGGAATGCTACTATATGTTAATCCTGATTCCCAATTTATACCACGTTTGAATTCGTATGGGTTAACAGTATCGATAGTACATACATATCCTTTCCCTTCATTTAAAGAAACTTGTTCTCCTTCTTGGTATTGAGGTGATGATACACTACCGTCAGATTCAGGCAAAGAATAAAAATATTTAGTATTACCTGTATCAATTTTTTTTGTTCTTACTATTAGTCCTTTTGATAATGCTCTTCTTAACAGGCCTGCAAACTTCTTATTACTTGTACTATCATTATTACGATCAAATCCAAAAGAACCTTGCATAATTTCATTTTCAGACTTGCCAGGATTTTTTGATACGTAGGTTACAATATCTTGTACTGAATTTTGACCTTTTTTATAATTTGGTCTATTTTTTTCTTTACCAACTGTTATTTCACCAAAGGTATATGGTACATCATATTCATCAGCACCATCCATACCAGGAGCAATACCTTTATTTTCTCTATACATTGCTGCTGGATCTTCTTCATCACCACGATGAGTGCCACCTGCTGGATCTGTCCATTCTTCTTCACCAGAAGTACTTTGATCATCATCAGTGGTCATCCCGTTATCATTTACTTCACCTGGAAGTTCATTTCCTTCATCATCAAATTCACCACCGTCTTTAAATCCAAAATGATCTTCAGGATTTTCAAATGATCCTTGGTCTTCTGGATTATCATCATCTCCAAATCCAAATTCATCTTCTGGTGATCCAATCATAGTTGCGTCCATTGGATCATCATCATATTCCATACTCATTGGAAAGTCATCAGAGAAATCAGAGAAATCATCATCCTCTTCATTTACATTACCAATATGACCATATGCTAATGATGGATCATATCCAGATGCATCTGCATCAGATGTTCCACCAAGAGATTCAGGAGAAACAGGAGGTGCTCCAGCAGGTTGACTTAATTCATCATCGTCATCATATGCTGTTTCAACTTCTTCTAAACCACCATCGCCTTCGAAATGAGCATCATGCCACTTAACATTTTTATCTTCCCAAATGACGTTTTTACCTTTTAAAATAGATATAACCTCAGTTATTGAATTTAAATTGGTAATCCAAGGTAAGTTCTCATCTTTTCTTATTGCTTCAAGAAAGTTGTATTTTGAGATCTTACCTGTTTTGTATTTATTATATAAATTTTGAACGCTCATGGAATTATTATATTATTATGTTTATAAATATCTTATCTTCCTTGTCCTACATAAGGCTTACTGTAGTTCTTAGATCCTTTATTACTGCTTTGAGAATTTTTTGAATGCACACCTTTGTTCTTCTTTTTGTTTCTCTTGATAAAATACACTGTTTTTGACGTTGCCATTACTTAATTTGTTTAAAATGCTTATATAATTCAGCTAATTCTGTTTGTAAAGAACTTAATGCCTTATTAGTTCTTTCCATATATTGAGCTGAGTATCTATCTTTAAATTCTGTTTTCATTCTAGA